TGGAGAGTTTCTTCCTTTGGACAGGGGGGGGGATTATAATAAGGGGGATTTTAGTATCAATAGTATTTATAAGAATGGACTGCGCGGAAAATGTTTATTATTGCGCCCGTACTATGCCTGGGGCTATTGACAACTCATGATCCGTGTTGTATATTGATGGGGAGGGTGTTATAGTAGTCATTAGGAGGTCGGGGCATGGCCAAGAATACAGGTAAAGTAACTGATGACACCCCTGCGGGGAGACTGGGGTATCACATTTTAGATCCCTGGTATGATGAGATTAACAGGGCCGCTGCGTCAGGGCGTCCAGGTGCCGTAAAGGAAGTACTTGATCGTAAATCTTCCATCGATCGTCACTACGTGAGCAGCACTGACGAACACAAGTCTGGCAGTGGGGAGCCCACACCTCCGTGGACTGACATAGCTGTGGCGGACTCTACTAGAGCTGCCATTGCGGGTGGTGATACTACAGGGGTCATTAAAGGTGATCTAGCTACTAGTGTAGTCAAACTGCGCGGAAAGGATGAAGAGGGGTGGAGGGGGACAACTGTACAAACAAAAGGGAACTTTCCGGGGGATGCCTACTTTAGCCAGAATCCGTGGTACCCAGATACAGGGCCAGACTCTTTGATTTACCATGGTGAAGAGGCGCGTAAGGCTGCAGAATGGGAAAAGGGCTTGGGCTGGTGGGGCGGCAGGAGACAGAGGAAAAGGAAAGAGAAGAATCAGGCGCTTCACGACGAGGCTCAAGAAAGAATGATAGAGGCGACTCGGAAGAGAGCTAGGAAGGGCCAGTAAAATGCCAAAGAATACAAAGACTGACGATACCCCCGCAGGGAAAATGGGAATAGATCCTAGAGATCCTTGGTATGGTGAGATCAATAGAGCAGCCAAAGCGGGAAGGTCGTCAGGAATACTATCGTCGCGAGCTATAAAGAAAGTACTTGATCGTAAAGCTGCCGGGGACAAGGCGCCGGGGGGTAAGGAAAGGGGCTTCGGGCGCAAGGTTTGGGATACTGTAAAATCTATACCTCGCCACGCTGTGATGACGCGGAGTAAGGGTAGACCTCCACAAGTTGCGAATAGTACTATTGAATCAATAGAGCAGAACAGACAAAGGCAAGGATATCTAGACGGGAAGCCTAAGGATAAAGGGAAGACTTTCAAGAACCCTCCCGTTCCCCCCAGTGCTGCGCGCGAAGACTACAGGGCAAGACAAAGGAACGCGCGCTAATATGCAGATAGCTGAACTGTGGGAAAAGATACATAAGGTTAGGGATTTGAGGGCTGCTGGCTACGGCGTGGATGGTATAGTTGGCGAAGTTAACTTCTCCAAGAATATAGTCCAGGAACTCTTGCAAACAAACGAAGTCTTAAACTCGGGGGCTGGGCACAAGGCTGAATGGGGTGACGCCAGCCCTCCTCGTGAAGTCGCTCATACCCCCGAGGGATCTTCGGATAATGGGTAGTGGTAGGACAAGAGAGGTAGCCTCAGATCTTATGATCCAGGCCCTTAAGCAGTCCTTGACTGTGGAGAAGGCTGCCGGTTTAATTGGCTGCTCTGCGCCGCTTATCCATCATAGGGCCAAGGAAGATAAGGATGTAGCTGTTGCCGTGTCCAAGCAGGGTAGGGATAAGGATGAGGCCCTGGCTACAGCTATCAGCTCTTATAAGGGTATATTAAGTAAGGTAGCTCCTGCAGTTGGGCTGGATAGTGCTGCCTCTGTTAGATACCATATAGGCAGAAACCCATACCTCCAACAGGTTCTCCAAGACAGCCGGGAGGGGATAGTTGACAAGGCTGAGGAGAATGTGTTTGAAGCGGTGGAGCAAGGGTCTGTAGATGATAGTTGGAAGCTGTTAAAGACTCTGGGAAAGAACAGGGGATATGCGGAGCGGAGAGAGGTAGAGTCTACAGTTACAACTACGTCGGTAGAGGCTAAGACCTCTGATCTTGTGGCTATTTTAGATAGACTGGCGCAGCTAAATCCAACTGCCGTTGAGGCAGAGTTTGAAGTTATTCCTGATGAGGATCGAGAGGTTCTCGCAAGGGCTCTTAAGGAACACTCTGTTGACAGCGTTGCATGACATAGCTGATATGATGGGGGATGAGGATACTCCAACAATGGAGGTTCCTGAACGCCCAGGGGATGTGTCTGCGTCTGATGCCGCTAAGGCTCTTATCGTTCGCCAGAAGGCAAGAGAGGGCGTTGTCGAATTTGCTGAGTTTGTAGACCCTATGTACAAGTCTTATCCAGTGCATAAGCTAATTGGAGATAGGCTGGATAGAATTGAAAAGGGAGAGCTTCGGAGACTGGCGATCTTTGTCCCCCCGGCAATAGGCAAAAGTAGACTGGTCTCTGAGATCTTTCCCGCATATTTTCTGGGTAGAAACCCCGCTTTGGAGGTTATCCAAACTAGCTATGACGATGACCTAACTAAAGGCTTTGGCCGCATGGTGAGGAACACGGTAGCCGAGAAGGCGTACCAACTGCTCTTTCCTGGTGTAGAAATTGCTAAAGATGCTAAAGCAATGGATGCCTGGAAGACCGTCCAAGGCGGGGAATACAAGGCCGAGCCCTGGGGTGGTGGCCTGATCGGTTTTCATGCTAATGTTCTAATTATGGATGACCCTTTTAAGGGGTATGCAGAAGCCAGCAATCCGAATGAGCAGAAGAAGTTCTGGAGCTGGTATACAGGTACTGCCCTTAATAGGATGAGGTCATACAAGGATGGGATGGGCGCTGTTGTTCTGATTATGCAGAGATGGCATGACAATGACTTTGGCGGCATTGTTGAGCGTCTTACGGAGGATGGAGATGAGAAGTGGGAGATTGTTCGACTGCCGTCGATTGCTGAAGAAGGTGATATGCTTGGGCGGGAGCCTGGTGAGGTGCTACTACCTGAAGGGCCGAATAGACGACCGATAGAAGAGCTTCGGCAGATCCAAGCTAGAAGCCCGAGGATGTTCCAGTCTGTCCACCAACAGAAGCCTATTGCAGATGAGGGAGATCTTTTTAAGCAGGGAGAGCTTAGACCATACGTTCCTGCGGACCTGCCTAAGGGCCTGTCGATTTTCATGTCTAGCGACTTTGCTTTGTCTGAGGGTAGTGGGGACTTTACTGTCTTGATAGTGTTTGGGGTAGATGCGCAGGGGCATATTTGGCTACTGGATCTGTGGCGTAAGCAGGTTGGTTTGATGGGAAGTATTGAGAGATGTATAGAGCTGATACGCCACTGGAGACCTCAGAAGATCCTTTGTGAGAAGGTAGGTATCCAGAAGGTTATTGGTCCTGCTATGCGTAAGAAGATGAAAGAAGAGGGTGTATTTTGCCGCCTGGATGAGGTTAGTATTATAGGTCTTGGTGGTAAGAGCAGTGAGCAGAGAGCTGGGGCTATTGCTGGTGTTGTCCAGATGGGCTATGTACATATTCCTTCTGACGCCCCGTGGTATGGGGATCTGGAATATGAGCTTACTAGATTCCCTGGAGGGACGCGGGATGACCAGGTAGACTCTCTGGCCTTGATAGGGATACGGATAAACTCACTTAGGGGCTCTGGCTTCCGCGAGGAGCCTGTGGGGCTATCTGAGGTCCAGCCGGCGTACTTTACCTTTGAGGACTTGGTAGCTAGAAATAAGAGAGCTCGCTTAGGCATGAAGAATGCAAAGAAGGCCATAGTGGTTAAACCTGAGGTTTCCCCCTGGGACATTCTTCTTGAAGAGGAGCTGGCTATCTAATGGCATATCCTAAGCGGAAGGTGGATAGAGTTTCCTGGTGGGAGAACCAAGTTAGGTTTTCTCGTGCCCAGGTTAAGCCTCTATTTGATGCCTGTAATGTTTTAGTAAAGCAGTACTTTAATGAAGCCACTACAATGCGGGAAGAGGGCGCGTCTGATGGTGGGGGTGGTGATGAGGAGCATGTTAGGCGAACGAAGAGTGGTTTGATATATGGGTGGATAGATCAAAGTTTGGCTAATATGTTAGATCGTAATCCAGTCTTCCAGACTTTCCCAGAGACTAAGGAGGCCGCGGCTAGGATAGATCCTGATGATGCTAGTTCTCTTACTAGGTCGCAAGGTGCAGCTAAGATAATTAATTATAGGTATAGGGAAACTCATCAGAAACAGGTAGATGAGAGAGTTGCTCTTGATGCCTTTATCTTTCCGTATGGGGGAGCTAAGATAGGTTACACCGTAGACTTCGACATGCGGACGCAGGAGGTCCTGCAAGATGCAACTCGTCTTGAGCTGGACAGTCCCGAGGAGGAGAACTCCTTCCTAATAATCGGGGAGCCTATTTTAGTAACTGAACACCACGATCACCAGGATCATATAGAGAGCCATACCAGCTTACTGCAGAGCGCCGAGTTTGTAGGCCTTGGGGGTGAGTATGCTACAGTGGCTGAGCAGACTATAGAAGCCCACATAAGGTTGCATCAGTCCTTTGGGAAGCGGTTTAATCCGACTTCAAATACTAATGTGAAGAGAGAGCAGCCGTTCGGAGTACACTGGCCGGCTGATATGATCCTTACAGATACACTTAGCATGGCGGGGCCGCAGGATGCTAGATGGGTTGCTTTTGGTTGGGAGCTGCCGTTAGAAGAGGTGGAGGCTAATCCAAACTATCGTGTTGATATAGACAAGCTAGTAACTCACCGAATGGAGGGATCTCCAGACAAGGATAATGACATCTCTGGTGACGGTTTTGAGATGGTTAGAGGTTGGGAGATATGGGCTAAGAACTTCCCCTTTGGGAAGAATGACTTTAGAGATGTTCTAGTTACGATTGCAGAGGGGTCTGAGGCATTCCTGCAAGAGGAGGATGAGTGGCCCTACGACAGGCTTGGCGATTATCCGCTGTCTACGTTAGTGTTCCAGACGGGCGCTAAGAAGTGGTTCCACAAGCCACCCCTGCTTATGGCAGGGGGTGATACTGTACAGAGTCTGGTGAATGAAGTGCTAGACAGTATCCTCTCAGTTGTAAGGAAGCAGAAGAATATATGGCTGGTAGATCCTAGTGCCGGTATAAATAAGGAGATCTTGTCTGATATTTTAACGGCAGCCGACGGAAGTGTTATTGAGGTCCCTGGATTGGCAGAGGCTGGAGAGAGGGCTATAATGCCTCTTCCCTTTTTGGACATTCCGCCAACTAAGAACGAGATGATTTCCATTCTTCAGAACATCTTTGACCGGTCTGCGGGGACTCCACAGCCTGTGCAGCTTCCTAAGACAGATACTGCCACAGAAGCGAGTATATTAGAGAAGAGGAACAGCGCTAGAGAAAACAGACGGAGCAGCTTGCTTAGCGCGTTCCAGATAGACAAGGCTCGTAAGATGTGGGATATGGATACACAGTTCAAACCGGAGCGCCTTTTCCTCCTTGATAGAAATGCAGATCAATTCCTGCAAATTGACAATGAGCTTGCCAAAGGGGAATACCTCATAAGCATGGATGTGACGAGCCATGCTACCGCTATATCCGTCGAGCGCAGCCAGTGGATGGATTTACTAAATCTGTTCGCTGGTCTGACGCCTGTTATGATGGAAACCTTCGGAATGCCTCCTAACCTTCCCGAGGTGGCCAGGCGCCTCTTGGTTAGAGGATTCGATGAGAAGGTTGTGGAAGAGATTCTCCCCATGTTGGATAAAGCCAGTCAGATGCTTAAATCCAAAGACGCTGTTGGTCCAGGAGGTCCAGGTGCGCCCGGTCAGCCACCTGGCGGACCACCTATGCCAGGAGGGAACGGGTCGATTCAAGGGGGTCAAGGCGCCAATACTCAAATGGCCACGCCTGAAGGGCAGGCTGCAAATGAGGCTATTATAGCTGGGAGGCGGGGTAAGAGAGGGATTGGTCCGTTGTTCAAGGATAGCTTCAATAGGGATATTCCTAACGCTGGACGCCAAGAGGGCGAAGGAGCTAGAGGCTAATGGCTAAACGTAAACGGGATCCGGTACAGGGGAACATTCCCCTGGCTACACAGGCGGCTCTTCAAGATAAGACCTTGCGGCCGCCAGTAAAGAAGATGGATCCGCCTCTTAAGCCCTATGCTGATGCTTATAAGGAGGCAGTTGGGCCTATGCAGGAAGAGAGCGCATGGTATAATCCTGTTCAGCAGCTCCCAGCAGATGAGACAGACGTAGCTTTAATGATGTTGCCAATTCCGTTTCTCAGTAAGTTAGCAAAACCTATGCGCGGTTTTGCGGAGAAGCTGTTACAGAGTAATACTGTTAAATCTGGAACTGACATAGTTTTAAGCCACATGGCTAATCTAGGGTTAACTAAGAAAGATCTGAGTAAATTCTATGATGACTTGATAACCGCTGATATTGAGGTATCCTTTGGTGGCAAGGAAGGGATATTTAAGGGAGTACATAAGCAGGCCATCTCCGAAGCGCAGCAGAAGATTGCTAGCAAGTCTGGTATGTGGCCTGACTATAAGAGAGGGGAGCAGATTTTAAAGGCGGGGGCTAAGGATCCTCTTCCTCCCGGTGCCAAGTATGATCTGCTGGGTAAGAAGGTAGAGACAGGCCAAGACAAGGCGGTTCCTAAGGGCATAAAGGATGTGAATCAGCCTGGGGTAGATGAGGCGTTTGATGCGGCTAAGAGCCAGCAGACTGGCCGCCAGTTTTTTAAGGACCTGGGCGACGAAGACCTATTTGCGAAGACCCGCTCTATAAACAAGGCGGTTCATGCTCATTGGAAGAAAAGGGCGGAAACGGGGATGAACGTTGGTCCTCCATATGCTGTTGATACTGAAGGCGACATGCTTGCGGACGCTCTCGAGAAACATTATAGCGAGATAGAGAAACGGGGTAAATTGAGAGCTTATGAGAAATGGTCGGGAGAACAGTTTCAGAAGCTAGAGGGTAAAGAGAGGTACGATGCCCTGGTCAATATGGGGAATGAAGTTCGGGGAATAGACTTCTCTAAGTCTAGACGTTCACCTGGATCAAAGGGCCGTCCGGAGAGGCGTAGCCAGGAGCGTCGTGACCTGGATGCTAAGATC